GCGGCTTCTCTTCCGGGCTTGTCGTTGTCGAAAGAAATAACCACCGTATCAAACGATTCAAGGAATTCAAGATTTTCTTGAACGTCTTTGACTGCACCCTGCGCTCCATTCTTAACAGATACAACCGGCCATTTACTCCCCAGAAGTTCGTATGCCGCCATAGCATCACATTCACCTTCAGTGATCGTAATGTATTTGCCACCCGCCTGCGCGATCTGCTGACCAAAAAGGCCAGTTCCCTTGGCAGAACCGATCCAATTAAATACTTTATTTTCTCGACGTATTTTAGTAGCGACTTCTTCATTGTTTATGTACGCAGGATAGTGGTGTTCAATGATTTTACCCGACTCGTCTTTGACTGATCGGACTCCGTATTTCTTTGCAGTCTCTAGTGAGATTGAACGATCTGTTAGTGCGTGATAGAAGGTTTGGTTTTGAGAGAAGGGTGCGTTGTCGTTGTTTCTTTTGAAGCTATTAAAGTCTGCCACGTTGCCTCCCATTGCAGATTCATAGTCCTTGAAAAATGTTCCACAACTAAAACATTTTGCAGTGCCATCTGAATTTATGGAGACAGGATCACTGCCTCCACATTCAGGACAGGGCTTGTGGTACGCCACAAAGTCGCCCATTGTTTAGTCCTCCGTTTCATCGTCCTCGACTATAGCAAGATCCTCTAAGTACTCCTGCATCTTCTGGTGCAGTGCGACTGCCGCCGCTTGAGCAATAGTAAGATCAGATTGAAAATTATCTATGCGCTTTTGAACGGTTGCTAAGAGTTGGAATGTTGCCTGACCTTCGCCAGACAACAACTCAACATCATAGGTCTTGTCCTCATGTGTATACCGCCACATCAGAACTCGCTCCCATCATCATCGCTGTCGAGTACTTCAAACTCAGCACCGTCTGGGCTTGCATACTCGACAAGCTCAAGCACTTGCATAGCCTGAAAGTCCAAGCCCCTGTACATAGTACCATTCCAACTAGACTCCCACTCCTTGTACTGCACTCGTACCTTTGAGCCATTGCCCACGCTGGTGTTTAGCGGTTGCTTGTTGCGATCCATCAGCTTGGGTGCAGAGTTAGGCTGACCGTTCTTGCCAGTAACCTTGCGCTTGATAATAAGGGCAGGCCCCTCGTCCATATCCTTAACCTTGAACCCGCGTGAACGAAAGTCATTGGCGACTTCCTCATCGACCACAAGGTTCACGGTGTAGACCGGGGTGTATGTTGTGTTTGGTGTGGTCACAGATGCCCACATTGCTACGCCTTCAACAATAGCCATAGTATATTTCTCCTAAGCTTTATTAAAAAGAAAGTTAATGTACAACGGGATACAGCCATAGACATAATCTTCGGTCAGTCGCTCGCCCTCCTCTTGCGCTTGCCGCCTGATCCAACCAATCATATCAGTTACTGTTTTGTAATTGGGCATACCACTGCCCAAGGTTAAAACAAAAGCCTTACACAAAGTATCTTCAATGTCATAGTCAGACATGATTAATAGTCTCCTGTGAGTATGGTTTGTTTTACTAGGTCTAATAAGAGATTAAACTTTTCCATCTCTATATCAGATACTACCCTTAAATCCTCACCCGTATCAACAATAAGAATAAAGGGGTATCTAATTTCTTCATCGTTAGCTTGGTCTTTAAGATTTTGAAGACCTTCTAAGACTTTATCATTTAAAGTTTTCTTAGTACTTTTATTAAAGTTTCCTTGTATGATTTTCAATTTATATCTCCAAGTCCAAAGACTTTAAAGGTTGATTCTAGCACGGATCGGGGCGGGTGTCAACCCCCCTCTAACTGCTTGATTAGCCAGCCTAAATAGACCTGTGCTTTCTTGAGATCTTCTACCCCGTTCTTGTATTCGTAACGCCACAAGTATTTTAGGCAGTTGCCCTTGAGATAACCCTTAAATTCTTGCGGGTGCATCGAAGCACTGATTGCTTCTATAGCTTCTATAGCGCCCTTGTTGTAGTGGTCTGGTTGAGTTACAGGGTTATGTTTATCTTGCGGATGATAAAGCTTTCCGGTTATGGTTCTGGATCTGGACTTGTCCCATTCTTCAGGGGTTGCATCATCAATGCTCATAGGTATCCTCCATCTTTGAGATACTGCCCGATTATAATACCAATAGAAAAGAAAGTCACGATAACTAATGCACTTAAATATTCGGGAGATGCTTTAATTAACAACCAAGTTTTTTTCAACATAAAACCTCCATAATTTTTCAATGGGATCTAAACTGTCTGCGTTCATTACAAACCTTTCTCCATAGCCAAAGTCTTTTTTGTAGGCTTTTTCAAAGAAAGTTTTTCTGCCAATACAGCCGTGTAGTTTTAAGATTTCAGGATCATCAGTTGCGCCATAAAGAACTGCAATCTTAGCCGCAAAAGATTTTTCAGTGTCAAAGATTAGGGGGCCATCAGTATGTGAGCTACACTTAACATCTACTGATGTTTCACCCAACCAAAAATCTATACCTCCATCAGACAAAACATTTACAACGGGCGTCGGTAAATTAAATAAACGAGCAAATAAAAACTCTGCCTTGAAAGCAAGTATATTATTTTTAGTTCTCGTGTCCATGCCTTTTTTGTCTGTCATTCTTGGAACAATGCCCTGCATTTCACAAAGCCTAACTGTGTCCTGTCCCATTAGAATAGAATCATGGTGATCTTTAGCGGTTAGTTTGAAGTACATTTGTCCACCTCATAGGCCTCCCTTTTCTGAGCCAATCGTCTGCTTTGTGTTTATAGTATACACGGTACGCCAGCACTGCACAGTCACGCTTGCATTCATCGGGCATACATTGCGGCGGGTCTTGGAAGATACCATCAGGTAAATTTTCTGGGTAGATTTTAAGCGCATCAATATGATCTTGAAATGACTTATGTACTTTTCCATACCTATCTTGATACTCAAAACACAAAGCTCTAAAGTGTTCAACTAACCATTTGTAATTACTACGATTACTCCTAGCCCATACAGCACTAGGATGATTCTTATGTGTTGCGCGGTACGCAACTTGATTTAAGTCAAGCTCAACATGAGCAGTGCTAAGTAACTGCGCTGTTTCTAATGGCATCTTAACTATATGTTTATCACACTGCATTCTTGCGGCCTTCTCAGGATCGCGTGATAGATAAAAGATATTCATGTTAGTCTCCGTGATCTGTCCAGTGATAGTCAGCTTCTGCTATATACTCATCGACAAGATCAAGTATATAATCAGTGTTGACCCAGCTAGTGATATCAACTCCACGCGATTTAACTGAAACGATTTCAACTAAGTTCTCCTCGTCACCATGATGTACAAACTCAATCAAAACATCCGTTGTCATCCAAGGGCAGTCAAGCTCTGCTTCCATGACTTGATTGCCATACATACTAGCTGTTCCCATGAAACACCTCCTGATATTCAACCATATATTCTAATATTCTGATGGCCTCTCTAGTCGCTGACTCTTTACCCTCAAAATAATTTGCAAGGGCAGAGTTTTCGCCATACCTCTTTGCGTATCTGCGCCGTGCTTTTATTGAATCCGCACAGTTATTTCTAAGATGACCGCGCCAATGATTAGCCAACTCAATACTATTCAATACGCTCATTCCCAAACCCTCCGTGGGTAAACAATGTATGATTCAATAGTGCCATCTTCTGATAGCTTTTTTGCATTAGATCTTGCCATATCTTCTGTCTTGTACAGGTCAATGGAACTGTCTCCTGCAACAGTGTCAAAGTACTCCAATACCCAAATAACCAATGGCTCATTCGGCATCTTTAATCTCCTTTAGTCCACTAGAAAAAATACCATAGATTAAGAAGTCCATTTCCGCAGGGGAAAGTTGGGGCATTGCTACCCCAATATCCTTGCGACCCTTCTGCCAATCATCAAGCTCCTCAAGGGATGCGGGTAACTCCACAACCTTTGGATGATCGTCAGTCAAGCAACAAACAAACCTAGTATTCATTTTGATACTCCAGATTATTAAACACTTACAGCCTCTTGAAGAAAGTCATAATGTACTTTTGATACATGAAAACCATCCTCAAATTTCTTGGACTTGGTAGCCAGAAAACTGCACCAAGTATCCCATAAATTCTCTGTGCCAATGTCATGACAGACCGACACATAATTAGAAATCTTCTTATCCTTCAATGCCTTAGACTTGATAGACTTAGAGAAGGATAAATCTTTTTTAGGTATGTTATACATCCGAATGTTATGCACATCAATGCAACCGACCAGCCCCGCTGTTAGCTGGCAGACAAAGCCAGCCTTGGCTAGACCAAGCCCGTCGATTTGAAGAAATACATTCATCAAGGACAGCGCCTTGTCATCATCAGATTTAGATGAGTTGAGGACTGCCAGATACTGTGAATAAATAAAACCTTTCTTGCATTGAAGTGAATCATAGGTCTTGATCTTATTGCCCCAGATAAATCTAGAGTCGCGACCAAGTTTCTTCACATCTTTTAGTTGTTCGCCCACACTGTACCAAGGCTGTTGGATACTCAGCACCACCATCAGAATCACATCAGCAAGATTGTCGCTAGATAATCTAGAGTAATCTTGTACAGCTTTTGCATGAACTTTGTACATAATAAACTCCTTATAGAATCTATAAGCTATATAGTTTTGAAACGTGGCGAGTTATTATATTCCTCAACGTCCACCCGCAAGTCTCTGATTTCACTATCTAAATTCCATTCCAGATCCCAGAAGCCTGCATCCTGCAAGCGTCTTTTGAGTTCGATGAGTTGGTTACGGGCGATAGCAGACCCCGGAAAGTCATAAGCACATTTAGAATGAAAACAAATACTACGCTCAATCCAAGAACAATCCCAACTACTTTTATACTCGTGATCCTCATTACCATAGCGCAGGCAGAACTCATTCTTGTCTCCAAGACTATGCCTGTAATACCAGACATCACAAGTCTCCCCCTCAATATCCATAGTAAATAAGTAATCTTCTTCAGGATGATTACACTCGTTTCTAAACTTCATAACTATCCCCTATTGAAAGAAAGCATCAATCCAATTGATTTCATAGCGTCTGGTCTTGACAAGCTTATCACCTACACCAATGTAGATAGGTAGCGATTGGTGCATTTCTTTTTTACTTTTAGCCACGATATATTCAACGCCATCAGTAGCCTTAAAAGACTTTAATCTTTTGATGTGACGCCAGATAATCATATCGTTGGCACGTTGACTGCGGGATGCTACGTAATACATATTACTTTCCTCTGTGGTTGTTGATCCATTCTTCAACGGTGTCACCAGACTTGGAGGCATCGTCCCAGAATTTATATAAGTCCTTTACAGACCATTCGCTCTGCTCTTTG